GTACTGTCCACGGGAGTGTGATCGTCGATGGGCATTTGTCTTGTTAATTTAGGCCAAAAATTGCTTGGATAGGCCAGCTCAAAAACTCGCTGGCGATATATACCGCATCGACGCAACTGGCGGCTGAAATTTGTATCGATGCGCGCGCAGGTGACGCCTCTGGGCAGCAGCAGCGCGCCAGAGGGCGCCCTGCTCGCGTACCGCCACGTAAAGCGCATGATGGACCGTCCCAATCCCACATTTTGAAATAATGGTGCACAGTGCTTTTCGGCGGCAAATCCTTGGGCAGCGCCTGCCACTGGCAGCCGGTCCACTGCAGATAGAGAAGGCCGTTGATAACCTCGCGCATGTTGACGTCCCGCGGCCGCCCGCCACTTCGTGCCGGTGGAAACTGGCGCCACCAAGGTCCATTCTTCATCGGTAAGATCACTCGCATAACGCAGACCTTGACGCCGTGGACGTGCGCATGGTCACGAAACATTATGGGCATCTCGCCGCGGACTACGTCACCGGGGCAGTCCATGCCGGCGCGCCGCGCTACTAACGTTCACATATAAATCGACAACCGGCCATCCTGCGCAAAATGAGAACCGGCAGCTTTGAGGATGCCCGTCGTTCGTCGTTTTTGGTTCTTGTCCTTATATACCGCCAAACGAGCCGGAACCGATCATCAGCGGCGGGAGGTCATCCCCGCCGGACGGCGTTTTGTACGCCGTTTCACTGCTTGTTCAATTCTCTTCTTGATTAACTCCATCTAAGACAAGCCATTTGCTGATTTGATCTGTCTCATCTCTCTTGAGCCAGTGACAACTTTGCGTTGATCCTAGAGGGCGGACACAGAGCGTGAAATAGCAAGTACGAGAATTAACCTTCACGACTTCGAAGATTTGATTGGCTCGGCTATATTGGTCACCAGCTTTGGGTGGCCAGCAGGCATTAGCCGGCATCGCCATAAAGCAAAGTGCAGTACCGATCAGAAATGTCTTCATGACTTTCTCGACGATTTCTTCCGATGACAGCCATGGCCGTGCGGTGGACATGAACATTTCGCGCACGGCGGCCAGCAGTCTAATCTCCTCACCTAGTTCGGGCTGGGCGCTTAACTTGATGGCGGCGGTGCGTGACCAGGCGGGATACTCGCCGCCGGCCATGTCCCCAATGGCGAGCATTATGCGCCAGTTGGCGGCCAGGCGATTGTCGAACCCTGGCGGCAGCGTGGGCTTGGCCTTGCCCAATGCCTTGCCATGGTCGGCGGCGAAGCGCGCCGCCTTTTGCCGCAAGGTATAAAACGCCTCGTCATCCTCGTGGCTGAAGAACTCGACTTCTTCGGTTGCCAGCTTGCGCCGCATCTTGATGTTGATGGTGCGGCTTTCGGTGGTGTCCGGCAGCGTGAGATTTTTGCCGGCGATGACCTTGGGGCAATACGGGTCAAACTCCACCATTACCTTGCCGACCATGCGCGGAATATAGGTGCCAAGCATCCAGCTGACGTTGACGAGATGCGCGAGTTCAGGACGACGCTTGAACAGCTTGTCGGCGTCGTCAACGATGAGCGTGGGGCAAACGTGGTCCACGTACCGATAAAGCGTTGTAGCGGTTATCTCAGCGAAGGTGGCTCCACGCGGCGTCAAGAGCTTCACCGCGTAGCATGCCTCCGACTTGCCGGTGCCGGGTGCGGGGCTGCGGAACGTCAGCACCGGTGAGTGCGTGGCGTGCTGGTGCACCCATGCAAAAATCATCGACAGCGCCATGCCTAGGTGCTCATGGTCCTGCATGACGAGGTAGCGCCGCTGCTGCGACACGAATCCTTCCAGCAGTTCCTTGGCTGTGACCGGCTCCGCCCACCGGGCGACGTCCTTCATGCCGCGTGTCTCGAAGACTTTGGCATAGGCGACGAACTCTTCCTCAATCGCAGCAACGTCCTCGCCGAGCTGTTTGGCCAGGTCCGCGAGTCGCGCCTCATGCATGGCACGCGGCAGCTCGATGATGGCGGCAAAGGCCGTGCGTTTTTCGTTTTCACGGCGCGCGATTTTTTCGGCTTCCTCGCGCGCGGCCTTTTCGACCTGGGCGGCAGCCTTTGCGGCAGCCTTTGCGCCGGCAGTATCGCGTTGCTTTTGTTCCTTGCGGTCACGCTCAGCCTTGGTTTCGGCGCGGCGCTGCGCGGTATCCTCGGCCTTTTTGGCGGCCTGTTTCTCCTTGACGCGGGCTTCGACCAGCTTCAGCAGCTTGGCGCTGTCGATGCCGTATTTCGCCGCGTGACCCTCATCCTGGGCGTAAAGCGTGTATTCGGCCTTGAAAAAATTCGCCAGCCGTTCGACCTCAGCTTTGAGGCGCTGCGCGCGTTCCTCGGATGTGAGTTCGGATGGTTCGGATGCGGGGGACGGGACAATTTTGTCGTTCAAGATCAACCTCCCGGCCGCGCGGGCACATGCACATGCAAGGGCGCGCGGCGACGGGTGTCCCGTGTTGAGGGATCACCCGCCACGCTTCCCTACGATGCTTGCCAGGCCGGGAAACTATCGCCCCGCGGTATGTCGGAGGCGTTGGGTCGGACTTACGCTCTAACGAGCTACCGGGTCAGCCTAGGCGGCGTTACGCCCGCCGCTGCGGCGCACATACAGGCCGCTGCGCCCACACATAATGTTTGTTTGTTTGACTGCAAGGTCAATGATTTGCTTAAACACGCCAAAATATTTTTTGGACGTGCCAAATGGAAATCAGGTGGGAATGTGGTCAGTTGGCCCGGTCGTCGTCCTCGCCGTTATCTCCGATGGTGATTTCCCATGGCCGGATCGGGTTCGCCCCGCGGTTCGTTTCATCCTTCTTGTAACTGACTTCCCTGCGGGACTTCGGCGTCAGCCGCAGCTGGTAGCTTATTTTGAGAACCATAGCGTCGGCATGTTCAGCCAGGCGCAGCTGTTGCTTGTAAAGCATAGCATCAGTCATCGGGCGGCTGATCACTTTCAACGCCGAATCGGAAACAACCAGGTGGCTACACAGCATCTGTAGAAGATGTAAATTCTCTGGACCGAACCAGCCAGATGGCAACGCATTCATTATTGCGGTCCAGTGCGCGCGCTCGGCGGCGGTCAGCCCTTTCGGCGGTGGAAACCGGCGGCCGCCGGGGATGATGGCGTGAGGTATGTCATCCATTTGAACTGCCTCCTTTCAACGGCACGCTTGGGTAATGTGGGGCAAATTTGCCCAACACTACCACTAAGTAGTGCCTTGGCCAAAATGCGCGCGGCTGGCAACGTGCCAAGCGTACAAGCGTACACGCGCGTACAACGAAAAATGTACGCATGTACGTTACGGATGTCACGGTATGCCGTGGCTTGCACCCCTAGTTGATTGAGACGCACCAGTGAGGCTCCCTGGCGCATCGCAGCGGCAAATATCTGCGACCAGGGACAAACTGGCAAAAAGGATTATTCTCAATATTCAATGAAAGTTAGGGGGCCGACGTTCCGCCAAAACAAACAAACAAAACTTTTTATCTCGCCCCCCGGGATTTTAGGAGGTCCAGGGACCGTCGTCGCACGTTTCAATTGACAACTTGTCGCTTCGGCAGTGGTGGCAGGTCTAACACCTTTCCTTGCTCGCGATCCCGCTCAAGCTTCAACTCGACAACGCTGGCATTGAGCTTGGCGACTTCGGCCTGAGTGTGCAGCAAAGTGAGTTCGAGATCAGCGATTTTGCGATCACGCTGCTGCACCGCATCCGCGTATGCAGCGCGCTCTATTTCAAAACTCTCGCGCAACGCTTCGCCAATTACTGTCATCACAAAATCTTTCATGTTTGTGATGCGCGCGTTGATTATTGCATCCCAATCAACAGGCGCAGTATCTAAGCCTCGCACGCGCTTTGGTGGTTCGGCTTTTGGCATGTTGCTTTTCCAGTCCTTGAGCACGTCAGGTGCAGCGAGCGCCGACCATTCACTTGGGTTGATATGCGCGGTGCGCTCCACGGCGTCACGCGCCTGTTGCAAAATCCTATATCGTTCTGCTGTGTCCATGTCAGTTACTCGCTCTATGCGGTGATCTAGGACTTCCATCTGCAAGTCTGAATTGCCGTGTACCAAGCAATTCCCGTGCAATGCGATTGATTGTGCCGGGACCAATTTCAGGCTCACGACGCAGCCGTTTCACGACAGCCTCAACGAAGGCGCCGCGGTCAAATCCGTGCAAAGGAGCCGCAACTCGCATCACAGTGGCTAACTCATCGTCGCTGAAACTGTGCGGCACTTGCTTACGCATGGCAGTTACCACTTGATCCCCGTCGCGTATTGAATCGCACCGGGCTGTATCGGTTGCCAAGTGGCGCGCACCATCAGCCTGATGGCGACCATGTATTTCTGGAACGGGGACATCGTTGGCGTTGCAACGGTACCGGGAGCGTTGACGATTTCCTGCGGCACGCTGTCGTCAAAATGCATCGGCAAGTGTTCAGTGACCACAATTTCTGGGCTGCCCTCATAGCCCACCGCGACCGCCTCTGGACAAATCCCAATTGCCGTTCCACTCGGCACTGCCGGCGATGCGATGATAGCGAGTGGTTCCGTCGGATACCCCATGGCCACGTCCAGGTTCACTCTTGACGCAGGCGACGTGACCACGATCATGTTGGCTGGATTAATGTACGCATCAGACATTGCCTGGGCGAACGCGGCGAGGTCTGCGGCGGCACTGTCTGCGGTCGTTGCGCCGGTGGTCGAGGCGGTCACAAGGTTGGCGCCAACGAGCAGCCCAGCGGGGCGCGTGGCATCGGCCGCAGTATTGCTGAACACGGCAGCATCCAAACTCTTGTCTGCGGCCTCGCCTAGCAGCCGGCCGAGGATCGCCGCGACGTTTTCAGGACTACTGTCCAGCAACTCGCGGGTGGCGGTCGTGATGAAGCCGAATTTCTTGACAGGGCCTACCGTCGTCGTCGCTACCGGACTTCGCACGACTGCAATCGGGAGACCTTCACCAGCGAACAGCGGCGTGGCATGAGATGCCGCATAGGGCACGTTGATCTGATAAACACCGTTGAAGTCGAGCTTCATGCAGCGGTCAAACACTTGCGCCGCGGTTGAGGTGGGCGCGACCAACAGGAAATCCCCGACGTGAGTTTGTGAAAACGCCTGGGGAGTTGCCATTGGCGACGACGGAGCGCGGGTCAGCAGCGGGACCTCGCCCCACGCCCTTTTGGCGATCCGCTCCGCCGGCTCATTGCGGAGCTGGCTCAACACGCGACAGGCAAGTGCGCGAGTGAAGTCTTGCCGCGCGACTGCACGGTACGTTTCTGGGTAGCGTTTTCTACTGGCCTCAAGAATTTCGGCTGGTGCGCGCGCCATCGGTGATGCTCCTCCGGCAAACAATCAATTCATTATTTTCAAACCGCCGTAGAAACTCTACCCAACAGGTTTCAAGAGTTTCTAGTGATGGATCACGGACAGTTATCACCGCAGCGTGGAAAAGGTCGAGAAGAGTATCATGCGCCGCAGGGCATCTCAGAACCAATTCCTCGGCGTTGCGGCGCCGGCGGTATCTGCGTTGATTTTCGGCAGCAGTGCTCATTGGCACACTATAACCCACCGCATCGCATCCATTCGTTATGCATAACGAATAAGCGACCGCGGCATGGTTTTGTGTTTTTAGCGCGCACCGCGCCGCGGCGCAGAGCCGGGCCTGCCAAGTGTACATGTGTACATTGCACACAGGCGGCTACTTTTATGGCTACAGTGTAATACCGGTGATACCGGTGCAACCGGTGCAGCCGGCCCGCACCTTAGCCGAGCGCACATGGTTGAACGCCAACCGGTAGTGGGCGGCGCTGCACCGGTTGCACCGGTATCACCGGTTTCCTATTGTGGCTAAAAAATTACCCCGTACAGGGAACAGTGTACGTATGTACGCTTAGCGCGTGGTGGGTTGTGCGGCTACTTTTATGGCTACAATGTAATACCGGTGATACCGGTGCTACCGATGCAGCACCCTACATGGGGATACCGTTCCTTTTAAGTGCTTCCGCCGCCGCCAGCTGCTCGTTGAACGGCAATGAGGCCTTGGCATAAACCACCTGCCGACGACCGTCTATGGTCCAGAAGCCACGGTCACTATCACTATTATGAACTGCGACATAACCACATGTTTCCAGCCGGTGTGGAATCGCACGGCTGTTCTTTTGATCGCAAAGCCATTTCTGAAAATCCCCATCGGCATTATTCCTGAGCCAGCTGAGAGTAATAGCCGGTGGATTATTCATCTTGTCCAGCACGTCTGCCAGCTTGGCATCCTCAAGTGGACGATTGGCATTGACGATTGCCCAGAAGGCATCGGTCTTGGGCGGCGGCACCTTGGCGTTGAACTTGGTGAGGTCCAGCTGCATGAGGTACGCCATGACGTGGGCGGCACCACCGTTATTATACCAGGCCCAAATCTCATCCCAGTAGGCGTTGGTAAAGTCCGCCTTTTTGCGCTTTGACCAAGCCACGTAATGCCGCCGGTCCTCAGCCGGCAGATAAAGTCCGTCGGTCTTGTGATTGGTCGTGTATATGATGCCGATGAAGTTGAAAATGCGATACTGCCCGACAAACTTTTCATTGACCATTATCGTGTCAGGCGGCACGGCGCTGATGGACTTCATGTGGTCATAAAACGTGTAGCGGGTAAATTCCCCAAGGTCACGGACCTCACTTATCAACAGGATAACTGACTTCAGGAACGGCCTGAAATCAGCCATCATGTCTTGCGGTGATATGACATAGTAGTTCCACTCCCCAACGGCGCGCTTGACCGGCTCCAGCAACGTGTCCTTGCCGATGCCGTGCTCTTCGCTGCCCAATACCAGCGCGTGATTGATTTTTTTATCCGGGCGCTGCACCCGATGCGCACAAAATCTTATGATGTGCCTGCCGTCCTTGCCTGGATAGAGTTTGTGGACGTGCTTGAGCCATGGTGTGGCCTTGCGCGCATCGCCAGGAACCATGGTTGGTGGTCGATAGGTGTTGAAGCAGTTTTTGCCTACGTTGGTGAATAAGCCACCCTCATTGACCAGTTGGTCTTTGATGACCATGGGTTGCCCTGGCAGCCACGTCAATTGCTCGACTGACCGATTTTGGTCGAGCCAGGTGCTAGCCTTGAGAATCACCGGTTCACCTTTTTCATCCTCGCCGACTTGCACCGGCGCCAGACGTGAATTGACGCTGGCCCCCGGCCAATGTTCACCGGTGTGGATGAAAATGTAGTTGTGCTTCGGCATGTAGGCATGGAAGTCATCGAATGAGACCGCACCAGGTTTTTTCAACTCATACTTGATGCCGCCGTGTGCGAAGCTGTTGATGAACAACGTGCCGTCATGACGTTGCAGGAGCTTGGCCTTCTGGCGGCCGTAGTTGACGCCTTCGACGGGGTCAGCCAGCACGCGACCAATATAACGCGCTGGGTCTGCGAGCACGTCAGCGACGGTGCATTCACCCAATTCCGAGTTGAAGAACACCAGCACATTATCCGGGTCAAGCGTGCCGCCGGCCTGGCCCGCGATGATGCGGGTGGCTTTTTCCTCGCTGCAACCGTGCTCTGCCATGTACTCCTGAATGCGGCGTGCGCGTGCTGCTTCACAGTCAGGAGCGATGCGCTTGCCGTCCTTGGCCTGCAGCTTGCGCAACTCCTTGATCTCATCATCAGTGAGCGGCGGCAGCGCACTTATGTCCACCACTGCGCCATCAGTGACGACCGGCGCGCGGGTGGCGGCATCCTGCACCAAGGGCGGGTCAAGCACTGGTGGCCCTTCGAACACCAGCCGCTCAGGCTGACCGACCGCGCAATCGATGATGCTGCGGTCGAGCTGACTGCCGACACGGCTGGGCGTCATCCAGCCCAGCCCAGCGAGCCAGCATCTTTGATGCAGCAGCTTGAGCCACCCGGCAATGTCATCGCTGCCCTCAGCGATGACGTAAGCATGCACTCCGCCGCTGGTTGGATATTGGTGGCCTGTCGCGCTGTTGCTTAACCCGGCGCTTGTGCTGGCCCGCAGCATGTGGGCGGCCTCACCGAGCGCTGGCCACACCGCACACAGCGCACCCCAGAACCCGCCAAGCTCTTTGATCCGATCAGCGACCGCTTGCGGCGTGCCTTTGCGGTCGTGGTCCAGCAGCACCAAGGTCGGCTTGCCGAAGACGAAGTTCGCTCGCGTGCGGGCGATGGCGCCAGGGTGCGCAGCCAACATGTCTTGGGTGACGACCGGTACTTGGTCGGCGAGGCCCGCCTTTAGCGCGCCCAGCGCCAGCGCCTGGCTGCTGGTCATCCCGGCAATCAGCTCGGCAAGTGCATCCAGCCCCGTGAGCTGTAACCGCTCCGCATGCCCCTGTGCCAGGCTGGCGGAGCTGTCATTGTGCAGCGTGCCATCCGCGGTGAGGCCGATGTGTTTACTGAGCGGGCTATCACTGCTAGTAAACAGCGTTAAACTAACCGCCGCTTGCGTTTGCTTTATAGCCGAGTTATGTTTGTTTGCTTTCTTACCGGAAGCACTTGGCTTGCCTCTGCGCCGGCTGGTACCCGGCGTAGAGGTATCCCCACCTGAACCTGACATTTAAGCCTCCCATTATAAGAACTCCTGCTGCGTGGGTAACCTTGGCCGCGCACATGTGTACATGTGTACACATGTACGCTTAGCGGCGTTTCCCCCGCCGCTGCTTGCGCCGACAATGATGATTGGGTGACGCTGCGGCGAGCTTGCCGGCAGCGCTGGCCTGGGCCGCCTTGCGCTCTGCGAGCAATGCGGCGGCGCTGGTGGCCTGCCGCATATGCATCATCGCATGCCAGTCTCTTCTCGACTGCGCCGTGATGCGGTGAGTGTCCAAGATGGTGGTGATGACGGGCGCCAAACCCTGTTTCTTCAATTTGTAGAAAGTAGTTTTCGAGATATTTTCTACAAACAAAAATTGGGGTATCGTCAGGCTGCGCTCATGCTCCAGGGCAGCCTCATCAATTGCGACCTTGACCACTGCCGATCTCCCGGCCGCGCGAATACGCATGCGTATAGGGCGCGGCATCGTGGCCCCGTGTGGGGGACCACAGCCGCTCCCTACATCGTCTTGCTAGGACCGGGAGTTATGCACCCCGCAATGCGAGGTGTGCCTGCGTGAGGCCTTGTCGGATTTACGCTCTACGTGCCACCGAGCTTAAGGCATAGCGTACCTAAAAACGCCGCCAGTGCTTCCTATAGCATAGCTGCAATGACGGCACAAACGTAAACGGCCGGCGATTATGATTGGTTTTTGGTTGGCCGCCAGCGGGAAACCCGCATGATTAGCCAGTAAACTGGCCAACTATACCGCGTTGTCGCGGCATTCGACGTAAAGCGCGTGATGAGTGCGATCCAGCACGCGATCGCACTGCCTCGACGAGCTTGGCGAAGAAGGCGCGATCGATGCCGCGCGGGGTGCGCAGATCGACGTCCTCGATGATTGCGGTCTGGCGCAGCGCGGCAAACTTGAG